TGGTCGGGATCGTTTGCGCGATCGCCTACCAGATCCCGTTCCCGCCGCCGGTAGGCTGGCTGCGCTGGGTGATCCCGGCCGTCGCCCTGCTGATCGCGCTGATCGTGATCCTGCAGCGGATGGGCGCGGTCTAGGCCATTCCACGCCGACCGCCGGTGTGTTAATCTGCACCCGCTTTGTCATGGGACAAAGGTGGCTTTAACAGAACCTGCCTACCGGCTCGCACAGATCTCCCCCCCAACGCGGTGAGCCGGTGCTGTGTATCCCCTCCTACGATGCGTAGGGCGCCCCCCAACCCGGGCGCCCTTTCGCATGCCTTGACAGCATTTGCGGACGGTTCGCCTAGCTTCGCGCACGGTTAAGGCCGTCTCGGGTCGCCCACGTCACGGGCCGTTACGCCGCCGGGGGCTGCAAGCCCGGCCTCGGGGACCGCCACGTCAGGGCGGTGAAGCGGAAAAACCCTTCACCACGAGGCCCTTATGGCTGGCACCGTTTATGGCGTGAATGCGCCTGAAGCCGTCAAACTCTGGCGCTCGCAGTTGGCTCGGGAGGCCCTGAAGGCGACATGGGTGCAGAAATTCATCGGCGATACCTCTGACGACATCTGCCAGACCTTCGCTGAAACCTCCAAGTCGGCCGGCGACCGCGTGACCGTCACGCTGCGGATGCAGCTGAACGGCGATGGCGTCAGCGGAGACGCCACGATGGAGGGCAATGAAGAGCCGCTGACCACCTTCACCGACAACCTCTACATCGACCAGCTTCGCAATGCTGTCAGGTCCGGCGGCAAGATGACGGAGCAGCGGATCCCGTGGTCGATCAGGGAAGAAGCCCTCATGGGCCTGAAGGACTGGTGGGGGGGCCGGATCGATACGGCGTTCTTCAACCAGGTGTGCGGCTTCACGCCGACCACCGACGTGAAATACACCGGCCTGAACGCGATCAACGGGCCGGATGTCAACCACATCACCCGCCCGAACGCCAAGGCGGCGGACGAGGCCCTGGCGGCCGGTGACGAGATGAACCTGTCGCTGATCGACAAGATGGTCGAAGCCGCCAAGCTCGGCTCAACGACGGGCACCGGGCCGGTGATCCGGCCGGTGAAGGTCAACGGCGAGGACCGCTACGTCGTGGTGATGCACACCCGGCAGGTCACCCAGCTGCGCTCGAACGTCAACGCCGGCCAGTGGCTGGACATCCAGAAGGCCGCGATGACCGGCGACGGGTCAGCCCAGAACCCGATCCTCACGGGATCGCTCGGGATCTACAACGGCGCCGTCCTGCACGAAAGCACCCGCATCACCAACGGCGTTAACAGCACGACAGGTCTAGCCGTAGCAACGGCAAGACGATCTGTCTTGATGGGCGCGCAAGCGTCATGTATTGCCTTCGGACAAGGACAATCCTTCAAGAACTTCGATTGGAACGAGGAGCTATTCGACTACGGGAACCAGCTCGGTGTCGAAGCCGGTGCTATCCATGGTCTTAAAAAGCTTCGTTTCAACAATCAAGACTTCGGCGTGATCGTCGGGTCTACTTTCACAAGCTAGGAGGGTCCGATGGCCACTGGAGGTCGCAAGACCCAGCTTCAGGTGATCCACGAGATCAGCCAGCAGTTCGGCTTCGGTCAGGTCGCCGGCGTGCTTGGGGTCGTCCCGGCAAGTGCGATCCTCGACATGGTGCATATGCAGGTGTCGCAGGCCTGGAACAGCACCACCAACACGCTGGCGCTCGGCACCACGCCAGGCGGCGCGCAGATCCTGCCGGCGACCACCATCGCCGCGCTCGGACGCACCGACCTGCAGGTGCCGACGGCGGCGGCTGGCCCGTTCGCGGCCGACACCCCGATTTACGCGACGATCGCCTCGACCGGCGCGGCGCCGACCGCGGGCGTGGCGACGGTCTGGGTCACCTATCTCCCGGCGCCGGGTTAGGCGCTTGATGGTGCGCGGATGGGGACGCTAGGCGACCTTAGGGCGCGGATCATCGCCGAAACCAACCGTGACGACCTTGTGGACGACATGGCGTCGGCGCTGGACGACGTGATCCAGCAGTGCATCGAGTTCTACGGCAACGACGCGTGGTGGTTCAACGAGCTGCCGCTGCAGAGCGCCTGCACGATCAACAACCCTTACGCGCCGATCCCGACGAATGTGAAGCGGGTGGACAGCCTGCGGTTGGTGGTCGGCAGCATCCGTTACGTGATGCGCGTGCAGCCCTGGCAGGTGATCGATGACTTCTACTCGGTGCCGTCGTTCGGCCAGCCGACCGACTACGCCCAGGTGGTCGATCAGATCTACATGTGGCCGACCCCGTCGCAGGCGTGGCCGCTGATCTGGGAGACGATCGCCGAGGTAACCCCGGTCCTCGACTACACCGACCCGGCGTCCTCGAACCGCTGGACGACCGAGGCGCGCGACCTGATCGTCGCGCAGGCCAAGATCCGGCTTTATCGCGATTACCTGTCGGCGGTGTCCACCGATCCGCGGCTGATCCAGGCGATCAGCGCCGAAGCCGACGCCTATGCAAACCTGCGCGGCGCATCGAACCGCCGGATGGCGACCGGCCAGGTGATCCCGCAATGGTAGCCGCGCGCGGCCCGGCTGCACCGCTGCTGGAGCCCGGCGCCCCGTCATGGGCGCAACGCTTCGCGCTCCGGTTGGCCAGCACCTTCGTGATCAGTTTTCCGACCGCGCCGATCCGCCTGTGGTCGGTTGTTAAAGCAGACCTGCCCCCGGCCGCGGAGTGGACCGGGGCGCTGGTCTATCTGAACGATCTCAACAAGCTGGCGATCTCCGATGGGACCGCCTGGCTGGATGCGATGGGAGGCGCGGTCTGATGGCCTCCAACTATACCACCCGGGCCCGCTTCACCCTCCAGGCGACAGGCGAAAACAACAACACCTGGGGCCAGATCCTCAACTCGGGTGTCTTCCAGCTGGTCGATGACGCGATCATGGGGACGATCAGTTTCGCGCTCTCCGGGACGCATGCGTTGACCACCGGAAACGGGGTGACCGAGGAAGCCCGCAACGCGGTGATCAATATCACTGGCGGGACCGGCGGTAGCGTCACGATCCCGGCGGTCTCCAAGCTCTACACGGTGCGGAACGCCTCTTCAGGCGTGGTGACGGTCGGCATCGCGGCAAGCCCGATGGCCAGCTTCCAGCCGTCTGAGGTCGGCCACTGCTACTGCGACGGGGCGACGACCTACCGGGTGCGGGCGACCGACTTCGGCGGCGCGCAGCTGACCGGGGTCGGGGCGCCGACCACGCCGCAGGGCGTCGTCAACAAGGCCTACGCCGACAATCTGGCGTTCAACGCCGTGGGCCTGCCTGGGCAGGGTGGGCAAGCCAACAAGTTCCTCGGGACCGACGGGACGTTCGCCACCTGGGATTTCATCGGCACAGCCAGCATCCTGCCCGGCGCGATCACCACGCCGCTGATCGCCAACGGGGCGATCACTACGCCGCTGATTGCGGCGGGCGCGGTGACGACGGCGACGATCGCTAACGGGGCGGTGACGAACGCGCAGCTTGGCGCAGGCGCGGTGGACTACACGAAATTCAGCGGGGCATCCATTTCGCTGGCCAATGCTGCGGGATCATTCCGGGGGATGCAGCTTTTCTCATCCGCTGTGGCTCCGCCGCCCGCTTCGACCCTCCGCTGGAATGTCTATGCGAACGGGACTGCTGAAACCGGGGCGAACGCGGGGTCAGACTTCGCGATTGATCGGTTCAGCGATGCTGGGCAGTACCTCGGGTCGCCACTGGCTTTTACGCGGTCCACCGGGAATTTCACGTTCGCGCAGAGTGGGACGATTGCAGGCACGTTGACCGTCAACGGTGCGATGACTGCCCTTAGCCTGACGGCTTCATCAGGACTAATTTACAGTAATGGCGCGAGCGGTTCGGCTAGGGGTATGTCTTGCCTCACTAACGGAAGTGCTCGCTGGAATGTTGTTTGCGGCGGCGCTGCCGAAGGCGGCAGTAACACAGGGACAGATTTTTACATTCAAAGGTGTGATGACAACGGAAACTATCTCGGCGCGCCGCTTACTATCACCCGGTCCAACGGCAATGTGGCGATTGCTCAGTCGGCGACTATTTACGGCAACCTCGCAGTTAGCGGTACGGTTGGAATTGGTAATACGTTAAGCATAACTGGCGGTAATGCGTTCATAAATATGAACAAGAACGCATCCGGTCAAACTGACCTTATTACGGGGTGGACCGGCAGCGTGCGCCGCTGGGATTTACATATTGCCGACAATACAGCCGAGAGCGGCGGCAACGCCGGGTCTGACTTTTCCTTGTGGAGCTATACCGATGCTGGCGGTGTCATCGGCAATCCGTTCAAGATTACCCGTTCTTCCAGCGTTGCGACCTTTGCCGCGCCTATTACAGCCCCACCTCCGACCCTTATTGGCCCTAATCAGGTCATGGTTGGCACTTTTACGTCCGGTACTTGGTACAACGCATTGCAAATGGGTGTTTCTGTCGCTGGTACGACAGGCGTTGTCGTTTATTCATCAGGAAGCACTTCAACGTGGTCTATTGGCGTCTCTGATCGCCGGTTGAAGGATCACATCAAACAGCCCGACCGCGACGCCCTCGACGTGGTGCGAAACCTGCCGGTTTGGTCGTGTGACTTCATACCGCCTCAGCCGCCCGACGACCTGGACGACCGCGAGATCTGGATCGCGCCCACGGAACATTGGGCGTTCTCGTTCATGGCCGATGAGGTCGAAAAGGCTCTGCCTAACGCCACAATCAAGGATGATGAGGGCTACCCGGTGGCGCTGCATCCGCAACACCTGATCGCCGTCCTTTGGGCCGCCGTGCAGCAGCTGGAGGCCAAGGTGCTGGCGCTGGAGGCGGGATTTTGATCACCCCGTTCGCGATCCCGCCGGGCATGACCAACGACGACACCGCGTTCGCCTCGATCGGCCGCTGGGAGAACGGCTCGCTGGTGCGGTTCTACAACGGCAACTGGCAGATCAAGGGCGGCTGGGAGCGGCTGACCTTCAACCTGCTGCCGGGCGTCTGCCGCTCCTGCTACAGCTGGTCGGACACCCATCAGACCCCGAACGTGGCGTTCGGCACAGAGCAGAAGCTGACGCTCTGGCGCACCGACACCTGGGCCGACATCACCCCGACCGGCTTCGTGCCGGGTTCGGTCGATGGTTCACTCGGCCAGGGCTACGGGACCGGCGAGTACGGCATCAACGTGTACGGCGAGCCCGGGACCGTGCCGCTGTCGGGCTGGTTCCCGATGTCGTGGTCGCTCTCCAACTACGGCGGCGACCTGATCGCCAACCCGCGCCTGCAGTCGATCTACATGTGGGAGCAGGATCCGACCGTCGTCGCACGGCCCCTGACCGGCGCGCCGTCCAACGTGATCTACACCGTCGTCACGGCCTCCCGGCAGGTGATGGCGCTCGGCTGCAACGAGGAGACCTCGGGGGTCTTCAACCCGCTGTGCATCCGCTTCTCCGACATCGAGAACCCCGACGACTGGACGACGACGCCGCAGAACAACGCCGGTGAGGTGATCCTTGAAAGCGGTGGGGCCATCGTCTGCGGGCGGATCGTCGGCAACTACGTCTGGGTGTGGACGAAACTGTCGCTGTTCCTCGGCACGTTCGTCGGCAGCCCAGGCCAGACGTGGTCGTTCGAACGGATCGGCTCGTGGTGCGGCGCGATCTCGCCAGGCGCGCCGGTCGTGCAGTCGCAGAACGCCATGTGGATCAGCCCAGACCGGCAGTTCTGGCAGGTGCAGCTGGGCGGCGCGCCCGCGCAGGTCATCAGCCCGATCCGCCAGATGTTCGTGGACAATGTCGCGATCGGCCAGGACGAGAAGATCATCGGCACGGCGTGCAGCACCTATCAGGAGTTCACCTGGTTCTGGCCGGATGCCCGCGACGGGTTCGAGGTCTCGCGCAGCCTGACCGTTTCGCCGGACGGCTGGAGCCGCGATATCCTCGCCCGCTCGGCCTACATCGACAGCGGCGTGCAGGGCTCGCCCATCGGTGTCGCCCCGACCGGTGAGGTCTACTGGCATGAGAAGGGTAATTCCGCCGACGGCCAGCCGATGGTCGGCTGGATCGAGAGTAACGCCTTCTACCTCGGCGCCGCCGAGGGCGGTCTGCAGGTCAACGGCTGCTGGCCGGACATCAAGAACCAGCAGGGGCCGCTGCAGCTGACCGTTTACGTGCGCGAGCGTCCGCAGGCCCCGGAGCGCGTCAAGGGGCCGTGGACGCTGCTTCCGGGTCAGGACAAGCGGTCGTTCCGGCTGGCCGGGCGCATCGCCCGCGTGCGCCTCGATTTCAACTCGACACCGGCTGCGGCCCGCGGCGGACTGTTCAGCTTTGATGTTGATCCGATCGGGGGCCGTTGATGAAACCCGCGGACGTATCCATGCCAGCAGGCATGAGCGAACCTGATGACGATCACATCGTGCAGGACGAGCTGCCGCCGGAAGCCTCGGAAGTCGTAAATCTCAGCGACGAGGTCGATCCGCTGCTGCTGGCCTGGGCGAAGTTCCGCGACAGGTTCGCCTCGGCGATGACCGACGGCTTCTGGACGGTCGAGGATCTCGAACAGAAGATCGCCCATCGGCGGGCGTTCTTTTTCCCGGGCCAGGACAGCGCGATGGTCGGGGAGATCATGCTCTACCCGTCCGGCAAGAAGGTGTTTCAGATCACCTGGGCGGTCGGCGAAATTGCTGAACTGGTCTCGATGGCGCCGGGGATCGAGGCGGTGGTCCGCATGATGGGCGCCGAAGGGATCCTGATCGAGGGCGAGAAGGCCTGGGAGAAGGTCTTGGCCGACCACGGTTACAAGCCCTGGTCGGTGACCCTCTACAAGGCGCTCTGACGCCATGTCCTCGAAAAAGAAAACCACGGAAACCAGTTCGTCCAACACCGCGACGAACTCGACCGTCACCCCGAACGTCCCGACCTGGTACTCCGACCCGACCCAGCAGCTGGCCGGATCGCTGGGCACGATGTTCGGCAACGCCGGCCAGTACACGCCGCAGATCTCCGACCTGCAGAACCAGGCGGTGGCCGGCGCGCAGAACCTGACCTCGTCGCCCTACTACAATCAGGCCGGCGCCACGCTGAACAATGTCGGGGATGTCGCGCCGTCATCGGTGCTGGACAACCTGTCGAGTTATTACAACCCGTTCCAGTCGCAGATCACCGATCCGGTGATGGCGGCCTACGACAAGCAGGCGGGGATCACCACGGCGGCCAACGCCGCCAACGCCGCCAAGACCGGCGCGTTCGGCGGCTCGCGTTACGGCGTCGAGCAGGCGCAGTCGCTGGCCGATCTGGCGCAGGGCCGCGCCTCGACGCAGGGCACGCTGCTGCAGAACATGTACACCCAGGCGGCAGGCATGTCGGAAGCCGACGCCGCCAGGCGGCAGCAGGCGGCGATCGACAACCAGCAGACCGGGCTCGCCAAGGGAACGGCGCTGGCCAACCTCGGGTCGGCTCAAGGCGCCGACGCGCGGGCCAACGTCGCGGAACAGGCGCAGGTCGGCGGCGCGCAGACCGACACCCAGAACGCCATCCGGCAGTACCCGATCCAGTACCAGCAGCAGATGGAGCAGCTACTGGCCGGCCTCAATCCGGCGCTGTTCACCGGCTCGACCAGCGCCGGGACAGGGTCATCGAGCGGCACCAAGACCACCACCGAAAGCGATCAGCCGGGCCTGCTGCAGGCGCTGGGCACGGCGGGCGCGATCGCCTCGCTGTTCACCCCGATGGCGCCGTTCAGCGCCGCGACGGCGATGGGCAGCCTGGGCGGCATCGGCGCGGCGGGCGCCGGCATGTTCGGCAAACTGGCGGGGTGACATATGGCAGGCCTGTTTGATTTCCTGAGAGCGAACACGAATTTCGACACCAGCCAGCTGCAGGCCTCTCCGCTGCTGGCCGGTCTCCAGGCGCAGGGGATGGGCGCTACAGGGGGCGCGCCGCCACCGCCGACTGCGCCCCCGCAAGCGCCACCACAGCCGCCGCCGCCGGACCCGAACGCCCCGATCAACCCGCAGCAGCTGTCGCTTGGCGGCGCGGCGTACGACCAGCCAAGCGGCGAAGACGTGGCCGCCACCAATCAGGCCGGCCTACTGGCCAACCCGCAGCCCGGGATCCGCGGCTTCCTCGGCCGTCTGGCCACACCAGGCGCCGACGGCCTGACGATGCAGGACAAGCTGCTGGCCGCCAGCCAGATGCTGCAGGGCAACAACAAGGGGGCGCTGGACTACCTCGACAAACGACGTACGGCGGTGGCCAAGGCCAAGACCGACGCCGACACCCAGGCGCAGCAGGACAGCCTGCGCCAGCAGCTGCAGGCCTCGATCGGCCCGAACGGTGTGGACACGATGGGCTTCGTGAAGGGTGCGCTGGCCGGTGGCGCCAAACCTGGCGACATCATCAATGTCGCCAAGGAGTTCGCGCAGAAAGGTGCGGTGCAGGGCGGCTGGACGACCTCAACCGATCCGATCACCGGCAAGGTGACGTTCGGCCAGCAGGCGCCGAAGACCTACGGCGACGTGGACCGCGAGGCCGCCCAGAAAGAGACGGCGCGGCACAACCTCGTTGACGAGGGGACCGCTGCTCAGCGGGCCGGTTACGAAGGCCAGCGCGTCGGTCTGGAAGGCCAGACCGTGCAGCAGGGCGCCCAGAAGGTTGGTCTGGATACCCAGGGGCTCACCTTACGGAAGCTGCAGTTCGCCCATGCCCAGAACCCGACCGCGCCGATCCTGGGTAGTCAGGCCGACTACGATAGACTGCCGTCCGGCAGGAAGACCACGTACATCGCGCCGGACGGCACGGTTCACGTCAAGCCGTAGGTGACCGCATATGGCTAACTTCTGGGACAACGATCCGATCGCCACGCCGACCCAGAAGCCCGGGGGCGTGAAGGCTTCGCCGCAGCAGGAGAAGTTTCTGGCCGGCCTGACCACCGACGCGGCCCGCTGGTCGCTGATCGCTCAGCGCAACCAACAGATGATGGACATCCAGCGTAAGGCCGATGTCGGAACCGGCATGATCTACAGCGACCTGCCGTTCGGGATCCCCAATCCTGCCAAGGCGGTAACCCAGATTATTCATCCAGACGATGCAGCCGCGCTCGGCCGGATGGACGCCCTGAACGCCCAGACCTGGGGTGACATCAGGAAGCAGGGCATGGGCGCTGTCCGGCCGTATGAAGCGCAGGGCGAGAAGGGCTGGCAGCAGTCGATCGTCAACACCTCGCGGGGCGGCCCGACGAACGAGGGGATCACCGCAGACAGCGCCAAGACAGCGGCCGAGGCGCGGGCTGTCGCGGCTTTCGTCAACCAGTACGTTCACAGCGGTCAGGGCGACCCCGCCGCCGGCCTCACGGCCTACTACCAGCAACAGGGCGCTCCCGACCCCAACGCCGCCGCCAACGCCAAGCTGAAGGCGATCAGCGCCGCCTCGCAGGGCCCGGTGCAGAACGGCGCAACCGTCGATCCGATGGGCTAACCGATGATCCCGGTCACCCTGCCAGACGGTCGCAAGATCAACGTCAACACCAACGACCCCGCGGTGGCCGAGAAGACCCGACGCGTGATCCTGGCGCGCGAGGATCTGGTCTCCCGTTACCCGAGGATGGCCCAGAAGCAGGGCGCGTTCTCGGCCGGCGCGCAGTCGTTCGCCAACTCCAACCTGATGGACATGCCCGATGTCCTCAACGCCGACTGGTCAGCGGTGACGACGGGCGCCCGCAACCTTGCAACCCGCGCCCAAGGCGGCACGCCGCAGTTCGGCATGGCCGACACCTATGCCGCCCAGCGTCTGCAGGACGCGGCGATGCGGAAGGGTCACCCGGCGGCCAACGCGGCTGGCCAGATCGCCGGTGCGCTGACCATGCCGGGGGCCAAGCAGATCGCCGGTTTCGTCAAGAGTGGCGCGCCTGAACTGACCGCCAGATTGCCGGGGTTTCTCAGCGGCTTGCAGGGACCACTTGCAGCGACAGGCCGGGCCGGTCGCACATTGCGTGGGGCGCTGGTCGGCGTGCCGCTCGGCGGCTTCCTCGGCGCGGAAGGCGCCCCACCAGGCCATGAAGGCGCGGGCGCGGCGGGCGGTTCGTTCCTGGGCGGGATCACCGGCGGTCTGGCGCCCAGTGTGACCGACGCCATCGGTGGCCTCGGGAACGTGGTCGCCAGCACCGTGAAGGGCGCCGGGCGGGTGCTGAACAAGACCCTGCCGACCCAGTTCCTCGACCCGATGGAGACGGCGCTGGGCAGGGTCAGCGAGGCCCTGCGGAAGGACGGCGCGACCCCGCAGCTGATCACCGACATCAAGAACGCATGGCTGAACACCGGCGCGCCGCCGCCGTCGCTGCTCGACGTGGCGTCGAAGCTGCCCAGTGGCGGCTCCAACACCATCAAGCTGATGACCGGGGCCGGAATGAAGGGCGGCGCCGGCGTGGCCACCAACGAGGCGACCCGTCTGGCGACAGCGTTCCCCGGCCAGGCCCAGAAAGCCGCCCGGGCCCTGACGCCGCAGGAGCCCCGGCCCGCCAACGTGGTGGCCGGCGAACTGGAGAAGACCCAGAGCGATCTGGCCGACCAGCAGTTCAAGGGGCCCTACCAGACGCCGATCACCATGACGCCGGAGGCCCAGACGGCGCTCGGCGGCAATCCCGGCGTCAACGCGGTCAAGCAGGCTGCGACAGCGGCCGAGGCGCGGATGCAGCCCGATCGGGTGGCGCGGTTGCAGGCGCTGATCAAACCACCGCCGCCACCGCAACCACCGACTGCTGCCGCAGCTGCGCCGTCAGGCCAGCCCGTTGCAGGGGTCGCGCGGGTCGGGGATCGACAGATGAACCTGCCGCAATCCATTCTCGACCAGATCAACGCCAGGTTCCCGGATGTCGGCAGCGGCGAGCTGCCGCAGCCTGTCCTCGACCAGATCGCCGCCAGTATGCCGAAGACCGCCGAGGACGTAGGGTTGACAGCCGGTGACCTCGATCGGGTGCGGATCGCAATGGGCAAGCAGGGCGCCTCTTTTGCAGACGCCAACAAGAGTGA